GCCGGTGATCGGAATGAAGTGGAAGTCGATGATCGGACGACGGTCATGGCCATACCTGACCGTCGAATAGTCCCAGGTCGCGAGCTTCTTGAGTGCTGGGATCCAGATGAAGTCCATCTCTTCATCCAACGAATCCCCATTCACGTCCCAAGGGTGGAAGAACTCGACACAGAGGACCTTCTTCTCTTTGACCCCTGAGAGCCCGTTCGTGAAGTCGATGCCTTGATAGTCATCCAGAACTTCATCTGTCTCATGCACATCTCTCGGGGTGGACTCATCTCTACCCTCGACGATCGAGTCGAGACGATCACAGTCGGCCTTCGTCAGGTTGTGATACTCATCCGTCTTCCACTTCCGACGAATCTGATTCGGGTAAGACCAAAAGATCCTTGCCAAGTGGTGGCAATCATCTCGCTGCGTCGTCGTGGCATTGGCCGGCACCACGATATCTTCGGTGGGCAAGTTCTTGATCTTCATCTGGTCCACGATGAACTCGCGCTCGACTGTGACCGAGATCTCCGTCTCTCGCACGTTCGGGTCTTCTTTATCGACTGTCACGAAGCTCTCGAACTCGTAGCCGTCATCCACATGTGTGACCTTGTACCGATGGTCTCCCATGGGAACTGTGCTACGCACTTCGTCCAGAACCTCTTCGATCACCTCTTGGTCGGTCTTCTCCAAGTTCGCTCGTCCAAGCATCATTCCGAGCTCACTAGGAAGCTCTCGGGGCACGATCTTCCATTCTGGTAAGAGCTCCCGCTTACGCTCGAACCAGAGCATGACGAACGAGGTCCCCTGGACCACCATCTCCAAGGTTGCGGTGTTGAGCTCCCGATAGAAGTTCCGAACGTCATTTCGGATCTGCCAGTTCAAGAACTTCTCTCGCACGCGTGCAGCATCCCGGTTCTTGGTGTTGACGGGGATCACATGCACCAGAGGATCAGCATTGAAGAGGGAGCCAATGATGCGTGAGTGGAGCGCCCTGACAGCCTTGGCGATCAAGGGCGGAGTAATGTTGGAAGCCCCTTCCCAAGGCGTGTCCTTGATCCCGTCCCGTGAGGTCAACCAGTCTTCAAGCGAGCGGACTCGCTTCGCAATCCATTCTTCACGATCGGAGAGATCGTCATCCATAGCCTCGTAGAGACACTCTACGATCTCGTCTTGAGTCTCTTTGGATAGCGGTGGCCGGCGTGGCATTTAGCGCTTCGGCTTCTTGTACTTGGCGCCCGTGCCGGCACCGTAAGCGTAGGTGGGCCCTACCGTGATCGACTTGGAAGCACCCGTCTTCGTGTTCTTCTCGGTAAGCGTCACCGGGTTCAAGGCTCCTGGAGAGCCTCCTTGAGCCTTCTTGGTCTTCCCAAGCTCACTTGCCGTCTCTTCGAGCGAATATACCTGCTTGACCCTGGGGCCAGCCATTCCATGGGCTGCTGTCAGAGTCTTTACCGTATCGAGTCTGGCACGGTGCTGCATCCCCATCACACACCTCCTAGGTGTAGCGCTTGATTCCCTTCCTGCCTTCACCACTCTTCAAGATCGACTCATAGCCCCGACGCTTCCGTGCTCGCTCCTGCTCCGACTTCTGGAGCTCGCCCATCCGACTGCTGCTGACCCGTGGCTGGTTCTCGGCTTTCCGGATCTCTCCCATATGCCCTGGAGGCTCGGGGAGGGACAAGGGATGCTGGGCTACGAGCTGCTTCGTCATCTCGAGCTTGGCTCGGTGCTTTTGCCCCATCTCAGAACTCCTTCCGCTTCTTCCACTCGTCCCCTTCCTCGATGTCCGAGGCGAGACGATCTGCCGCACCCGCAGCCTTCTCCATGGCTTCCACATGCCGTGCGTAGAGAGGATCCCTTCCTACTTGCTTGATCTCTTCCCGAATCCAGGTCCGTTGCTCGTTGATGAAGTCCCTCACCGATTCCAGATGGTCGCTGAGCTTCTTGTTCATCCACGTCGTGTGGGCTTCGATCTGCGTCCTGAAGTGCTGCTGTAGTTCGGTTGCAAGCACGTCATGGACTTGGAAGCCCTTGATCAGGTCCTCGAGAGCCTTGATGAGTCGTTCTGCCTGTTCATCATTCATCGGGCTAAGACGATCTCCACTTGGGGTCGCGTAGTGGGTGACGATGAGACCGAGAGGTAGAGCGAAGGAATCCGACTGTGGGCGAGGATGAAGCCATTCGCTGCAATCGGATGGTGGTGGGTCGTCGCTCCGATCGAGTAGGTGAGCGTTCTCCCGTTCTGCTCTCGGATCAGCATGTGGGTCGGGGTCGAGAACCCCGAGCCGAAGTTCACCTGGTAGTTCTGCGTATTGGTGTTCAGGACCAAGACCGTGTGGAAGAGCTTCGTCAGGTCAGCGATCGTAGAGTTCGCCGTGTGCGCGTCCCTGCGCTGTCCGTCCTCCTTGACCTGGAGGGTCGCCTTGGCTTCAAGCGATCTAGCCATCCGTCTCCCCTAACCCGCAGAGGGACTTGACTGTCTCAATTCCTTCCCTGCTCTCCTGTCGCTTAGGCCGAATCTTGTACTTTCCAGAGTCGAAGTCAAAGACGAACTCGTGTTGATCCAACCCAGAGTTCTGAATGCTCAAAAGCCAAGAGTAAAGAAGAGGATGGTCAACGATCTCTTTCTCAGCGACCGAGAGCCACACTTCCATCAGTACCCCGTCCATGAGCGACCACGATCTGGGCGGACGACTTGGAGCTTCTCTTGCGGTGCTTCGCCCTTTTCCTTGTAGTTCCAGAAACGGGGATCGAAATCCCGCGCTCGCTCGCCATATTGGCAGAGATACATGAGGCCGTCAAGAAGGTCGTCGTCCTTCTTCAAGGGCTCCTGCTTGGGATCGTGCTTGTCCTTCGTCGCTGCTTCCCACTCATCCCAGACGTAGTTCAAGAACTCATGCCGGAGTCTTGGACAGCCCCCATCTCCGATCGATCGATCGGGGTTCGAGGGGCTCCCGAAAGGTGGAGCGATAGTGACCAAGCCGGGAACGTTGTAGACAGTATCCAGAGTGAGCTTCTCCCTGAGCTTCTTCCTTCTTCCATCTCGATCAGACTTCTGGGCGAGCTCACACTCAATCCCATAATCCGCAAAGGCCTCGTACACTGAACTGTCAGCGGTACGTTCATTCTCGCGAGAAGATGGGTCAATAATTCTGAAGATACGACGTGGGTCCTCAATTTCACCTCGCTCGAGATCATGGATCTTATCCGCTACGTCTTGGACCGTTCTCAGCATCGGATCGTATAGCTCCCGGTAGGCATACCAAAGATCAGTATCGGGAGAGATGGCACACCAGATGACTGCGATCGGTTTCCTCGGGTGCGGGTCGATCGCCATAACTCGAGGCCAGTAATTTCTAACGACCAAGTCACCGTAGGGAACCCAGTAGGGACGTTTGGGGAGCCACTCGGAAAAGACTCGTCCTTGGAGATGGAGAAACTCACCTGTCTCTCTCGACTTCCGCTCTTCCGGCGGGAGACGGGCAAGGAAGTACTCGATATACTCACGCTTGAGATGCCCTCCGTTCTCGTCGCAGTTGTCCCAGATCGACATCCTGAAGACTTCGATCGTTGGGTCTTCGCCCTCTTTCGAGACGAGCTCGGTCCAGATCCAAGGTTGTCTGACTGGAGTAAGCGTGAACCAGCTTCGACCGCCATAGTCGATGAGGGAACGTTCGTTCGAGATGTAAATGCCATGGGTCGGTGGTTCGTCGTACCACGCCCAGTGCGCTTTGAAGCCTTCGAACTCTTTCGGTTGCTGGTTATAGGTCATGAACCGAATACGCGAGCCATTCTTGAACTGGACGGTGTCTACGACTCCTTGTTGGTTCTTGATCGAGCTCTCAACGAAGTCTTGAGGGAGCCATTCGTTCAAGGTGGGCCAGATCACTCGATCGACAGCAACTTTATACGATTCGCAGCAGATCGTTCCAATGTTAGGTACAGGAATCTTCCGATTGCCCATGAGTCGGACGAAATAATCATCATGCGTCTCGGGCAACCATGGCCTGAAGCCCAAGGAGTGGGCGATAGCTTCGGCAGCACCAGCAGTCGTCTTCCCTCCTCGGTTTCCTCCAAGCAGAATCCGAGTTCGAGCACGGGAAGCATGAAAGGGAGTTTGTCCAACTCGATTCGGTTTGTAGTAAACAATCGGATTCGAGCGAGATTCTTCTTCCAACCGAGCAATGTCTTGAGAAAGCTCGAGAAGTTCTTCATCACTCAGATCCTCGACATTCACTGGGGTTCTTTCGAAGTAAACATCTCAACCTGATCGGGATCGGTAGGTGAGGACCCGTCATGCTCGGTCGGGGTCCCCACCTTACCCGAGGGGAGCACCTGCGCCTCGACAGGTATCAGGTCTCCCAGCTTCCCGTGGTCTCGTAGGCGCTCAAGCTGGCTCTTGACGCGTTCCTTCAAGTCCTTACGGTCCTGGTAGCCACCGACGAAGAGCTCATGCTGGTGGATATCCGGTGCATCACCGTCCAAAGCCTTCTTTACGGCCAGCATCTTGTCGAACGTGATGCCCATGGCGAGAGAAAGCTGCGAAAAAGAGGCTCGATCGATCTTCCCCGAGTCCATGCCCTTGACGATGTCGCCTACGAGGCGGGAGAACTCGAAGAAATGCCCTGAAAGCTCGGCTTCTCGAGCCTTCGAAAGGCGTTCCTTCAGAGTTAAGACCTGAGAAACCAAGGGAATAGAGGTATGGAACCGCTGGGCAATATCGACCTTGGAGTAGCCCTCTTCCGACATGGAG